ACCATCGTCCATCACTGCAATGGCTAATTGCATAGGTGTCCAGCCATCTTTGAACAGTGTGTGAGGACAGCGGCACAAGTCGTAAAACTTCATCAACTCATGGGTGTAACAGGACTCGTAGCGATGCCCTTTATTGCCCTTGCTAATAGTGATTTCGCGCTTGACGAAGTTTAGGTGGCGTGACAGCAGATCAACCTTCCACTGTGCGTATTCAGGGTTTTCATTGTCCTGAATGATCAGTGCGGCTGTCTGACGTTGCGACGACACGCGCGCCATGTGACTGTCAAAACCGATCAACCCCTTTAAGAACTCAAGCGCTGTTCCTGCAAAGGTGCGTTTGGTGCGAGTAATCACATAGTCGCCTACACGAACGTCGCTAAAATTAATCCAACCTTTGTCTTTCACTTGGACTTTGTGATCATTTGTGCCCGATACCGCAACCATGCCATTGCGCGTTTCAGGACATACAGCGCGGATGTGATACCACTCTTTGTCAGTTCCTTTGATTGAGCCATTGTTGTGCCAACCGATGATGCGTTTTGGCTCAAGCTGACCCGATACTTCATTCCAAGACCATACTTCCTTGCTGATTTTGCCATCAACAATTTGCTTCATGGTTGCGGACGTACCATCGACGAATGGCACCTGAACTTCCGCTCTCAGACAGGTTGGATCACCGAACATCACTCCAATTTTCGTACGCTGTTGGTTCAAATATAAGAACGTTGCATTGTACTTTTCAGCCGTCTGAGCAATTACTTTCAATGACGTACTGGAAGCACGAGCCAGAGCGGTGTTATCGCTCATATTGAATGTGTCGATTTCACGCTTTTTGCCCTTATTGTCATAGTAAACAGATTGAGGAATTGCCGATGCAACCGAGTCAAACACGCAAATGATTGGCGCATCGTCTGGAATTGTTGCTGAATTGCGGATCAACTCAACTGCACGCATTGCTAAAACATTGCCTTCTTCCCAAGTTTCAGGCTTTTTATAAATCCAGAATGGACGCTCCGTCTTTAAGCCTAGATTCTTCGCAAGGTTAATATCAAAGGAACGTTCCCAGTCAAAGAACATGGCAATACCGCCAGCTTCTTGGGCGCGAATCATTAAGTCAGTCGCCTCTGCGGTTTTACCTGATGACGGTGGACCATACATTTCAACAATGCGACCATAAGGAATACCGCCGTCATAGCGTCCAGAAATCGCAAAGTTTAACTCTGGATCGCCAGTATCAAGCCAGTTAGTCACTGTTTGCGTTTCTTCGTTGTCGCCAATTAATTTTTCTAAGTCGTCAGCTAATGCAGATAAATTTGGTTCCATAATCATTGTCCGTTATAAAAAGGTTTCATGAAATTCGGTACGTTTTTGAGAATCGAGCCAAAAGCTAACTCGCCGCATAACTCGGTAAAGTCATCCGGATTGATTTCGCCTTGGATGATTTCGAGGTGTTCTTTTTGAAGAGGGGCAGGACGTAGCAATTGCATAAGTTCTAGGTTTCTCAAGAACAGTCTGCGCCCTTGACCTACATATGCATCCATGTGTGCTTTCAGCGCTTTATTTCGCGCCTTTTCGTTTTGCTCATCCGTTAGTGAGCTGTCTTCCACATAGATGAATTGGCTTTCCCATTCCTCTTTTGTGTATGGGGAATTGCCTGCATAAAGTGATCGCAAAGCTTTTGAAGGTGGCTTTAATCCAGCGTCGCATAGTTTCCAGAACTCATTTACTGAACCGTATTCAGCAAGAATCTTGATTGCGGTCGCTTCACCAATTCCCCCAACACCGCTGATGCAGTCCGAAGAATCGCCTTGTAATGCTTTGCCTTGAAGAAATGCCACAGGTGATTTGAAGCCTGTTTTCTCATAAAAATTAGCCCAATGAATGAAACGGCTTTCATCACGAGGGTCACGCCACGAAACGTTTGGCTTAACTAGCTGTAACCAGTCACGGTCACCGGTAATCAATAAAATACGATTGTTGGGATCGCTTGCGAAACGTTGTACAAGAATGCCAGCAAGATCATCTGCTTCATGTATCGCGCTAGTCATTTGCTTAATGCCCAACGCTTTTAAAGCACGTTTAATAAAAGGGCACTGCGCTTTGTAAGCGTCATGCTCTTGTTGCATTCTTGGATCAGATTTGCGATTGCTCTTGTATGAAGGTTCACGCTCAAAACGCCATTCAGCACGACCGTCCCATAAAACAACCATGCCTGCATGCGGATAGCGTTGTCTTAACTCGCGCATTGTCTTGATAAAGCTAAACACCGCCTGAGTCTGCATTGAGCCTGAATAGAGCTTGATAGCGTGCTGCGCTGCGTAACCGATTGAATTGGCGTCAACGAGAATAATTAGATTTTCCACGTTAATCTCCCCAAAAAGAAAGCCGCAGCTATAGCGGCTTTCTTTCAAGTCATTGATTAGGATTAGCTTGCTTCTTGGTGCGCATCATCTAAGAGCGCTTCCAATTCATCACCCAAATCAATTTCAGTTACATCCAAAGATGAGGTGGTGACATCTTTGTATGAAACATCTGTCACATCACTAGCCAAGGCTGATGATGTGCCAATGGTTCGTTCAGCAGGGACGTGTGTCGGCTCTGCAGGGGCATAAAGTCCAGCAGCGCGTCTAATTGCACCCAACGCAAGGCGTTTTCTCTCTTCGTTTGCTTGTTTGACATAATCGTCAAGGTCAATCATACGTTTGAAAACTTCTGGATCAACGTGAACCTTTTTGGAACCCGGTAATACGTTGTATTTCGTATTAAGACCTGTACCTTCACGGTTGATGGTAACAACTTGATGATCCACAAAAATTGCTTCACCCCAATCGTCCATCATGTCCAGAATTGAGCTAAGTGTTAATTTGCCGACTTGAAGAGCTTTAGGCTGACCGTCATGCTTGCCTGAATCATCAACTTCAAGAACATTGAGCAAATACACAGTTGATGCTTTCGCGTCTTCCAATGTTTTGATCTGTTCGTCAGTTGCATTGGCACCAATTAAACGACCTGCTTCTGCAATGGCATCGCAGATAGGACAGTCTTCATCAAAAGTTTTAGACATACATACATGAACGGTCGTTTCTGGCTTTCCGTCCGTGACTTTTGAATAATCCTTAATGAAGTGCTGTGAGAAGGGTTTGTAGAACTCTTCGTTACGTTCTTGGTTCCAGTCTCCCAGTAAAACGTAATTGTTTTTACCCGGCTTTGGTTTGATGGTAGATTCACGGCTTTTGAGGGCGTCTTTGTTCTTCTTTGCGTTTGCTAAAAGTTTTGCTACGTTCATTGCTTAATGTCCTACTGTCAAAAGGTTTAAATGCTCAATTGCTAGAAGTTCATGCTTTGCACTCAAAATGCCTAATTACTTAGAACTAGAAAAATTTTGAGTGCATTTCATTATAGTAAGCGCTTACTAATAATTTCAGGAATTAAGAAAGATTTCGATTTTTTTTCATGGCATGTTGAGCGGCTTCTCTACCTTGGCTAAAGGTCTGGATATGCTGTTCCTGATATTCATTCATGCGGAGCTGGCCCTGACGTTCCTGACGGCTATAGGCACCCCGTTGAATCAGCATGTCGTTACGGTCGCGTAACGCATAGACGAATCCTTTATGAATATCGGCATACATTTCCGCTTCGATATACAGCTCCTTGGCTTTAATCCAGCGGGAATCTTTACGGACGGCGTTTTCTACCGCCTTTTCGGTGACCTTCTCACCGTTAGCCAAGAAGTGTTTGCGATAAGCCTCATAGAGCAGGGCTTCAAGACTTTCAAACTTCAACTTGACCTTTGCTGCCTGCGCTACAGCACGCGCTGCACGCTCATTCTGATACGCCGCAAGCGATGCTTGAGTTCTCATTGCTACATCAAGCGTGGCGTCTGTAAATTGAATGTCCCTGTTGAATGCTTCTACATCAGGGGCATATTTCAATGAGACGAAGCGCTCAATTTCTTTTTCAGATTTAACCTGTTTATCAGACTGTTTAGGCTCAAAGTTCGGAATGTCCTTCGATTGAAGTTCCACATCATTTGGCAGCTCTTCGCATACTGTGTCCACCGATTCTTCGACCGGCGGGAGGATAGGGCGTTCTTCCGGTTGTGGCATTGGGGTTTGCTCTGCTTCCACTTCCTTCAGCATGTCCTCAACTGATACTGAATCATTAACGATTTCGTGCGGTGTGGCTTCTGGCACTTTAGGCTCAAACGCTTCTTGCAGATCTAGTTCCTGTTCTGCATCAAGCTGTGCCTCTCGCTGCTGTTGATTGATCTGCTCCTGAATCTCTTCGGGTGTTACCTGCGCGGCTCCCTCAATGGATGCTTCAAGTTCAGCGGCAAGCAATTCTTCGTCTTCCAGCAGCTCTTCATCCAATTGAATATCGTCCGCGCTTACAGTTTCAGTCTTAGCCTTTTTCTTTTGCTCTTCCTCTTCAATCAAAAGGTTTTGTTCGTCCAGTTCTGCAAACAACTCGTTTAGCGTTTCGTCGTCGAAGTTATCAACAGTTTCAATTTTTGACATGTTTAATTACTCTCTTAAAAAGTTTATTTAGCGTAATAAGTTGCATTTGGATGTAAACGCAGAGCATAAACATCCAACTGATTAAGAAATTAAGAAATAATGTCAGCAACCTCCTTGAATGCTTTTACAAGTCCTTCCAGCTTTGTAGGGTCAAAATGGCATTGCTGTGGGTTAAGTCCGCAAACAATGGTTGCGTCTAATTTAGGGTTGTAGAAAGTCATGCCTACGAGATCGCTAGGGGATACCTTAACGTCAGGTAATAAGTAGCGAATTGACTGACTTCCAAGGGCAACAATGACTGGCGGTTTAAGAAGCTCGATTTCTTTGGCCAAATGAGGACTACATCCATTGATTTGACCTGTCGTTAAGAACTTGTCTTGTTTTTTGGCTTTGACGAGCGTTGTGTAATAACCGTCCGCAACAGCTAATTCATTTTCTTTAATTGCAGCTTTGACATATTGAGCAGATTCGCCTTCGAGTAGTTTTCCTTTCTTTTCTTCCTCCCAAGTTGGACAGTCCGAAACAACCATAAATCGTATCTTTTTACCCAAACGAATATCAGGATGAACCTGTCCAGCAAGGTCGCAACCGTTACATTGCTTGCAATCGCGCATATGCTCGACCAACGAAGCTCGCAGGAATGGCTCTGAGGTATCTGTGTATCTATCTGCTTTTACAGAATCAATAATTAATCCTGGTAATAGCCTCATTTGGTCCTTTCGTCGTGAGAGGTCTTTCGCTGAAGGCTCACTAGGTTCAATGCTTGCAAACGCCCCAATTGCTCTGAGATTTTCAACGATTGTTTTATTCACTTTCGAGTTTGGTTGAGATGCTGCTTTCTCGAACTCGTCAAAGCTATCAAAACGTTTTTTTGGTGGAACTGAACCATCAGGACCATAGACCGGTGTGGTTTCACCTGTCTTTCTCGACTTCTTGTAGCGAACGACTTTCCAAGCCCGATTCTTCTCTCTCAATTTCACAATCGCTTTGGCAATCGTTTCTGAAATACCTTTGACTGCATTGAAAGGCGCCAAGATTTCAGTATTGGATTTAATCTTATAACGATCGGCTGAATAATTAATATCAGGAGGAAGAATCTCAATGCCGCATTCACGCGCATCTTTCACAAGTCCAGTGAGCTTATCTTCTGTATCAACCACGCTAAGACTTGCGGCAAAGTATTCAGCAGGGTAATGAACGCGAATATATGCGCACCAAACCGAAATGATTGAATACTCCACAGAATGCGACTTGTTAAATTGGTAGTTGGCGTTTGCTTCTGTTTGTTCCCAAATACGCTCGGCAACTGATTCTTCTAAACCATCATTCAAAATATTTAATGATTTAATTTTCATTGGTTAGCGCCTCGATCTTTGAAAATTCTTTCTTGGATTGGTCCACCAACCCATTGCCAGTTCTTACCCAAAACAATGTGACTGACGGCATTGTTAGAAATGCCATATTCTTCCGCGAGCGCTTGTAATGTCACACCATTGTTCCGCTTCTCGCGAATTGCCACTACCTGCTCAGGTTTAAGTTTGTTTGTGTTTACTTTGGTTCCGCGAGCTGTAGTTCCATGTTTTTTCTTGTCTCTATGATTTGCCTTAACGGTATCCCATCGTAAATTAACCAATCTGTTGTCTGTCTTATCTCCATTACCGTGACACGCTTGCATTCCACTTGGTCTTTCTCCGACAAATGCTTCAAGCACCAACTTGTGAATCATTGGACAAATTTGCTTCTGTTTCTTACTTAAAAATACACACAGGTAGCCATCACGATGTTGTTTAGGTTTTAACACTTGCCCTTTTGCTAGACGTTGACCACCATGAGGAACAGCGACCATGCGGTCAAGCGACCGCACACGCCCTAAGTCTGAAACTTCATACAAGCCTTCGTAGTTCTTAATTGCTTTCCAGTTTTCCATTTAAACAACCTGTTTTTAATTCAATTTGATTAATATAAGTGATTGATTTTATGAATAAAAGTATTGAATTTCAGCGCTTTCAGCGAATGCTTCTTCTACCGTTCTCATCACGCCATCAGTGCATTTGAACTTCTCCATTCGATGCACTTTTAACTTTGTGCCATCTTCAAGTTCAACCTCTACAAACCCCGCTTTAGCACCATCAATAAACTTCGGTTTCAATTCAGCCATTTTCTTAAGGTCTTTTTTACCAATCGCTTTTCTGAGGTGATCTGATTCAGCCATTGAGAACCCTGCCAACTTACGAGCAAGCGCCATCGTTTGCTCTTGATACACAACAACGCCATAAGTGTCAGACAGAACAGGTTCAAGGACTTCATGTGCGTAGGTGACTTCTTTTAATCCTTTTCGTAAGTCCACATAGTCATCCAACATGCCTGAATCCATAGGGCCCGGTCTATACAAAGCGGTAACAGCACAAATGTCATCAAAGGTTACAGCGCCACCGTTTGAGATATTCTTCAATAGTTGTTGCATGCCGCTACTTTCTAGCTGAAACACACCTACAGTTTCACCGCGACCCAAAGCTTGCATGGTTTTTTCATCATCAAGTGGAATCTTTAATAGATCCAATTCAATACCATGTCGCTCTTTTACATAGTCACATGCAATGTTTAATACATCTAAGGTGGCAAGACCGAGCAAGTCCATCTTGATCAAGCCCCAATCCTCAACTACACGCTTGTCCCAATTGACGACTGGTGACTTTCCTCTAGTCTCGAGCACGGCTCGATTAACGATAGGTTCGCCTGCAACAACAATACCTGCCGCATGTTGGCCAAACGATTTCATTGTGCCTGCAAGCTTAGTTGCATGCTTCCAGATAACAGGATGTTCATTGCGGAACTTGTCTAGCTCAGGCACAGCGTCCGCAGAAGTATTCAGGTCAAGTGACGTTCCATGTTCTTTAAGCACAAGCTTGGTCGCACTTAATTGCATGTTGTTCAAACCGCTGATACGACCTGTATCACGTAGGGCTGAGGCTGAAGCTAGTGTTGAATAGTTCGAGATACCAGCGACATAATCTTCACCATATTTTTCAACAAGGTAATCAATCACCTTGTAGCGACCGCTTGAAGCGAAGTCCAGATCGGCATCAGGCAAGTCAAGACGTTCAGGATTGATGAAACGTTCGAAGATCAATCCAAAACGTATAGGATCAACGTCCGTGATCCCAAGCAGATAAGCGACTAATGAACCTCCAACAGAACCTCGCCCAGGGCCTACAATCACGCCGTTGTTTTTAGACCACATCACCAAGTCTTCAACGAGCAGGAAGTAGGACTCAAAGCCCATCTTTTTTAATATTGAAAGCTCATAGCCTAAGCGAGATTTATATACTGTATCTAATTCAGCTTTCGTTGGCTTATATCCAAGAATCTCTTTAGAAAAGCGTTTCTTCCAGCCTTCCAAGCATTTCGCGCATAGTGTTTTAAATTCGTCAGTGCTTAGCTTAGGTAGGGAAACTGGCTGCTTCTCAAAAATATATTGGCATTTGTCCACCAGCTCAGAAATATTCTTTAGACCTTCTTTCCAAGCTTCCGCTGAATTGACGCGCTCATATTTAGCCATACGCTGAATAGCAGCTTTTGTATGGTCTAAAATGAATTTTGGCTCTTTAAAACCAAAATCTTTTACGTATTGAATAGGACGATAGTGCAAATCAAGTTGGGTATTGGTTGCGATAGCGCTCAATACATCCAAAGTGTCCGCATCTTCATTCTCAAGATAGTTAAAAGGATAAGTGACAACGGTTTTAATTTTTTCGCGTTCATACGCCAAATAGCCTAAGTAGTTTAAGCGGTCGAACAATGGCGTATTGATCGGACTAAATTCAATATATAAATCATCACCAAATCTCGCTTTTAATACTTTTAAGATTCTTTCGTGATCAGGGTGACTAAACAGACCGTACATATCACCAGTCGTTACGACCACATCTTCCAATTTGCATAGAGCATCCAGATCAGTACGGCTGTGGTAGTAATATTGCTCTTTAGAGTTTGCGTCTGTAAGAAGTTTGAATAAGCCTTTAATGCCTTTTTCGCTTTTTACGTAGACTTTAGGGCAGAACATCAAGTTGCGTTTTTCAGCAATACCAGATGAGGCAGGGGGCTTACGATATTTAGAATCGTCATATACACGCAAACGACAACCAAACACCGGCTTGATATTGGCTTTGGTGGCTTTGTTCGAAAAATCTACCAATGCATGTAAGGACATGTCATCAACGATTGCGACCGATGAATAGCCTAAGCCTTTTGCAGCTTCGACAATTTTGTCTACCGTTAATAATGATTTTCCTATCGAAAAGTCAGATTGCACTGACATTGCGTGGTTTAACATAGAGAATCCTATACAACTAATCTCTTACAGCTATTAAATTAAAAATCATTTGGAAATTAACAATTTGGAAGACTCTTCTTTCGCAATCCCAAAACAGGTCAAAAGAACAAAAGCTAACGACACATGGCTTTGTGCAGTGTTTTCTTTCCAGTTGAGTTCTTCCATAAACGCTTTTTTTAGTTCACTGCGCGTATATCCACCCAAAAGAAGCTTTTCGACGGCAAGACTGAGCCAAACTGGAGTTTTTCCTTTCATGGCATTTTCGTTTTTGGCCAATCCATCCTTAATCTCGGTCACTAAACCGCTCTTAACTAAGGTCAATGCAAACGATTGAGCTTTTACAGGCAGCTTCACGATTAATTCCTGCTGTTCCGGTGTAGGCTCAAAAAAGACTTTCTCTACCTTGGTTGCTCGTTCAACGAGAGTCGGTTTCTTTGGTTGGATCCCACCCGAAGAAAGACTTTTGGCTGCATTCATTTCTTCACGTAAGGCTCTGCGTTTAGCTTCTTGCGCCATCCGAGCTTTTTCATGCTGTTTGAGTAAATCGTTTACATTAACAACCTGCTTGATCGCGTTAAGCGTTTCATATGATTTCTGCTCACAAGCCTCAAATGCCGGGCATCGTTGGCAATATTCGCTATCACGCGAAAAACATGAGATTGAACCAAAACAACCAAAAGCCTTTGCTTCAATAAAATCTATTCTTTCGTTTTCGTTTGATTTCATTTAAAACGCTCTCTTTTGCGCTATATACGCTTTTAAAGTGTTGAAATGATTTAGATAGCAACTCGCGTAACGGCTTCTTCAACTTCTTTCACAGCGTCACGAATGAATCGTTTTTCTTTGTTTGTTTCGGCTGTTTTCATGATGCAATTAGCCACAAAACTTAGATTCAATTTGCGACGTCTTGGTCCCCGCGATTCATTTTTCTCAGGCGTATTGAGGGAAAGCTGATATTTGGCTTCTTGTGCCAACAACTCTCTTTCAATGAAATCAGGCGGATTTAAGGTGAATTTGAGTAAAATTTTTGCGAACGGTGAAAGCTGCTGCATTTCTTCTGTAAGAGTCTGCATCAACTCATATGGGCCTAAAATATTTTGGCTCTGGTGATCAACAAAAACGTCATAATCACAGTCATCTTCACCATCACCCATACGATGCAAAATGTCGGACTCGTATTCCGTTCTGTTATCGCCCAAATGGTATTTTTTCAGTAATCTCGATACCATGTTGAGGCAAGCAGTAGTTAAATAAGTCGTTAATTTGCCTTTGCTTTCATCCCAAGTCTGAATCGATACCACGAAAACTTCACAGAAAATGGCATACAGCTCTTCAACGTCAATGCAATAGCCGACTGAGGTAAGTCGGCTAATATTCCGGTGTGCCAAATGACGAAGAAGCTTGTCATGATCTCTGAAAAGCTGATCTTGATTTCTTACCATAGCCCACCCCCAAAAGTGTCCGAATTAACCGAACACTCGTTGAGCCAAGTCTTCCGCAACTTGCTGATCGACTTGAGTGAGCTTGTTAGTAAACGCCAATTTGAGACCGTGCTTGTAATCGTTACGACGCAAGCCAATCATTGCTGCGTTGATTAATGAACGTGGTGAGATGGTGTCGCTGATCTTAGAGTTTGCATATTGCTCGCGTACCAAGTTTGCATAATCCACTAACTTGTCAGCATCCTCTGCGCATAAACCTACACGTTTCTGGATAATCAAGGACTCATCTTCTTTCTTCATGTAGCTCTTATAGATCACTGAGCCAAAACGGTCGTAGTTCGCTGAGTTCTGTAAGTTAGTACCCTGATAAAGACCAGTTTCATCACCTGAACCGTTCGTGTTACCTGTTGCAGCAAAACGGAAGTTTGGATGTGGTTTGATGACACGGTTAGCTGCATCTGCTTCTTTGATATATAAAGGTTTACCTTCTAGTACAGCTTGATATACAGATAAAACGTTTGGTTGCGCGAAATCATATTCGTCAGCCAAATACATCCAGCCATGCTTCATCGCTAAAGCTAATGGCCCAAGCTCAAAGATGGTTTCACCATTTTTAACCGTCCACATACCTACAATGTGAGATTCTTCTGTATTTGAAGTGTGCTGAATACGAACAAGAGGACGGCCAGTTCGAGCTGCGATCTGGTCAAACATTTCTGATTTACCAGCACCTTTGTGTCCCCACACGTAAGGGTTGATGTTTAGCTCCAATGCAATCATGACATCCTTCAGCTCGTTCACGTTCCATACATACGTATCATTAATTTCTGGAATCATTTCCGGGAAGGCAGAGTTCTCAATGCATGAGATTGGAATCGGTTTACCTGAACCACTAAGCGCGCTTTTACCTTTCAGATCAAAGATTTCATGAAATGGTTTAGACACCACAATATCGTTTGGTTTTGCCTCAATATTAGTAAGCGCTAACTTTACATTGTGGTTATTAGTAGACACTGTTGTTTCTTCCTTAGATGTTGAAGTATCTGTTGCTTTTTCTTGTTGCGCCTTTGCTAACTCTGCTTCTTTAGCTCTTTTCAGTTCAGCCTGTTCTTGCATCTTTTTCTGCGCTAAAGGCGACAATAAAGGGCTATCTGGATACTGTTTCTTGTACTCTTCATACGTAGTTTCAGGATGTTTTTCTTTTAAATGCTTAGCAATTACGTGAGTTTTTCCACCACAGATTTCACAGATAATAGGATCGTTAGACATTTATAAGCTCCAAAAACGGATTCGATAATTTATGAAAAAGTATCACTAACTGATATTGAAAGTTTATAAGATTGCATCATAAAAATAAAGTAAGTGCTTACTAATATTTTATAATACCCAAATGATGCAATCTCCACCCAAATTCTAAGCTAACAACATACTGCGTAAACGCGAGATTACAAGGCTAGGTAATTGCTCAACGTCATGAATCACCACATGTTTGTCATAGAATCTACGAACAGAATCATCTTCAATTCCAATACCAATGACGTCTACCTTGCTCTTCTCGATTTTCTTCACCACTTCTTTTAAATGATATTCCAGATCTCGACTGTTACCTCCACCCGCAGGTGAGCCATCAGATAGCACCATCATAATTTTACCTGCTTCCTTACGACCCATTAGACGACGTGCAGCAATTTCTACACATTCGCCATCAATGTTACTCGCCATTAAACCTGAGTGAGGAAGCCATCCAAATCGACGTTTTGTTTCAGTATTAATGCGCTCGTTGTAGCCTTTAATGACAGGCATATAAAGGTTTTCATAGCGTGAATAACTAACGCCATATTTTTTTTCTGCTTCACGAATTTGCTTTAAACGCTTGTGGTAAGTGGCTGAGTCTGTATGAGTAGTAAAGCAGATCACTTCATGAGGAATCTTGAGACGATCCAGAACGTTTGATAGTGCGTAACTCGCAGCAGCGGCAGTATGGATTTTAGAACCGCACATTGAACCTGACATATCGACGACCAAGCTCACAGCAACGTCTTTGGTTTTTGATTCAACGCGCTTACGAAAAATTCGACAATCACCAGTTGAAGCCAGTCGTGCTAAAGATGAACTGTTTAATTTTCCTTGTTTTAATCCATTTTCCCATACAGATTTACTTCGTGCCTGAATTGCCCGCTCCATATCTTTCTGCATAGGACCAACCATTGAAGCTACCTTGTCTTCAAGACGTTTAAACATCTTGTCATCGTAATGAAGTTTAGGAACTTCAAGCGGTTCAATGACATCACCTTCATTGGTAAATACTGCGTATTTAGATTTTTTAACGTCCGCTGCTGTGCGTTGTGCAATCTTCTTGCTTAGTTGCTCACTGTAGTTGTTTTCGGTGTCTTTTAACGAGTCCAGAATTGCGGCCACAAATTCACTACGAGGAGGGGCACTCTTCTTATCGTCACTTTCTAGTGAATGCTTAACTGCATTAGGCCGTTGTTTAGCTTTTCCACCACTACCGCCTTCGCCTTCTTCATCTTCGCCCTCATCGGCACCAACAGCTCCACCTAGAGAACCACCTTCATCATCATCTTCTTCATTCTCATCTTCGCTATTGCCTACACCAGCGCTTTTACCTGGCGATTTTGGCTCTGGTAAGCTGTCGCTATCTTCATCATGCTCGCTGTCAGGGAGTTCTGGCAATTCAGGCTCATCTTTCAGTACCTTATAGATACGCTGAGCCAAATCCATTGTGTCTTTTGTGGACTTTAATTTTTCAATCTCTGGCTTAAAAGGAGTAAGCATGTCCCACACAGGTTTAATATGCTTCATTTTGTCTTTTAAGTAATGTTCAAAGACTTCCTGACCACTTAACGCACGTAACATTGGCAACATTAAATGTTGCGTAATTTCTTCATCAGAAGCTTTTTCCTTTACAAGTTTTTGGTATTTATCGTCAATCAATTCATCAATGAAAAATTGGCTCGCATTTTTCATATTGATATTTGAACCGCGATATTTTTCAGCCATGCAACGTTCTACACGCGCTTCTTCTAACAATGAAGTTAAAGTCTTTACCTCTTCAGATCCTTTTAGCTTGAGAGAAAAATCGGTAAAAAGATACTTCGCTACCTCTTGATCAAGAAAACCTTGAACCGCATCAATCAGCGAATCTGGTGAATTGTCCGGAAGATATGGAAGGTTAATTCGCACAGGTTTGCCTGTCTTTGGATCCTTATGCACACCTGCCTCAATACCTTCTTGCGTTACTGCAATATCAGAGTTAGTCAGTGCTTGGGTAACGACGACAATTGCTTGTCTTAAAATATGTATGCGCTCATTCATTGAAAATTCTCAATCTAAAAAAATCATTATTGGAGGTCTATATACAGACTTGACAGTATATTAATAAGTGCTTACTAATATTAAAAAGCATTATAAAAATATTTATTGAAAAATAAAGAGTGAAATTGGGGAGATTTTGAGTTTTAATAGAGGGTTTATTTTGACCGTGGTCAGCATCAAACCTTGGACACTAACCACAGAGAAGGGTCAAGTGAGGGATTTTTAATTATTTAGGTAGACTCATAAGACTATATAGCTAAGTTTAATAAACAAATTTTCGCCAAGTGCATTGTTAATCACAAGAAAATCACCGCATTCCTCATTTTTTCCTTTAATTACATTAATTTGATTGCCCTCAAAGATCAGTTCAGAACCCTGCTCTGCCAAGAAATCTGCTACGGTTTCAGGTGTAATAACTTCAACACTTTTCGACATTTTTTACTCCTATACTCTAACTATCATACTTTTTTGACAAATAATTGGCTTGAATGAGGCTTATACTTCCTCTTGGTATCAGTCGATACGTTGTCATTATAGTATGATTGTCTGCATCAGCTAACAAATTGCCTGTACTTAAAATGAGCATCTACTCACCTATAGTCTGACCATTAGTTTAACCCAAAAATAAGAAAATATTAATCAATGCTTACTTACTAAATTTTTCCGTTAATTGTGACCGATGTCATGTTATCCAATCCTATACAAATCTGTACTTTTCTTGAACTTGGGTAAATCAGCACTTACTGATATAATTTACCTAAACCGCAAATATTTTAAGTCTATAATGTTGTATCGAGGATACATTCCGACATTATGACTTTATATCTATTAAGAATATTCTAAGGAAAACGTTACTATGAAATCAGCAGCTACTAACACCAAACGCAAACTAACTGTCGCCCAATATCTCGACGCTCAACTAAATGCATCGGATCTGAATCAGTCGCAATTGGCAGAGATCATGGGTATCAATCAAAACATGGTTAGCTTCATTGTTCGCGGTAAAAGCAAATTACCTCTTGAACGTGTGCGCGCTATGGCCGATGCTTTAAAAATCGATGCTAAAGACCTCTTCATGCGCTGCCTAGAGGAATACATGCCTCATCTGCTTGAAGAAATGGAAGCCATGATTGAGCAACCTCTTATTACTGATGCAGAATCGAATTTAATTAAACAAATTCGCGAAGCAAACGCTGGCCATAATTTTGAGTTTTTCAATAACCCAAGACAGAAAGAAGCCTTTGATGCTTTCCTAGAAACACTTAAAGCCAGCTAATCTGTTTTTATTCTTACTGCCCGATCAAGTTCGGGCTTTTTGCTATTCATACCCTTTAAATTACTGTTTTTAAATTTTTCTTTCATAGCTCCTCCTAAACTTGAAAACGTTACAAAATCAAGATTGGTATAGATTACCAATTTAAATCAAACTTTGAAATACCACTCTTAATAGAAAAGTACGTATACGACAGGATATGACGCCCTGCCTTTTTGCACCCCCAAAAAATATAATAAAATGTATCTTTTATTACATTTTTTATTTTTCGACATGTGGTAGACTGTTTTTATATCCTTTCCGTTTTTGGAAAAATGTAATAAAAAATTATTTGGTCGATTTATGGCAAGAACAACAACTGGAAAAGCCCCATATGTGTCAGAAGATGATCTTGAGATTACTTTGGCCACTCAAACGGGCGTAAATGCATTACGGAACAAATGTGTTTTGTATTTCTCACACTTCCTTGGGCTTCGCGCTAAAGAATTATCAATGTTAAAGGTCGGCGATGTTTACGATGTGAAGAAGGGTAAGCTGAAGGATATTATTCGATTGCTCGGTAATATTACTAAAGGCAACCGCTACCGAGAGGTATTCCTGGTCAATCCAATCGCTAGATCACTGGTAGAAGAATACATAACAAAAGAAAGACCAAAGGATCCAGACGCACCTTTATTTTTATCGCAGAAGGGCGGTCCATTCTCACCAAATAGCATGGTGACCATGATTAATAACTGTTATAAGAAGGCTGGTATTCAAGCAACCAGCCATTCCGGTCGACGTTCCTTTGCCACAAGGCTAATAAGAAAGGGCGGTGATATTTATTCAATTCAACAATTGATGGGGCATAGCTCAATCCTGACCACGCAAAAATATTTTGCATCGGATCCGGAATTGCTCCGCCAAGTTGCTGAAAAGTTAAATTAAAATTTCAAAAATCTAGTTTTGTGCAGCAGGCTTTGGATTTCAAAGTCTGCATATAGATAGTTGCAGTCTCACCATTATCTAGGTAATCATCCATTCGCTGCTCAAAATCTTTTTGGTTGTAGAATTTTAATTCATTAATATCAAAGCGGTTTTTATCAAATTCAACGGCAACGGCTTCGTTTTCATTCATGAGCTCCAGAACCTTATTTGCACCTTGAATGCCGCCAAGCATATCAATTTCGCTCTTGGCTAATTTAAATTCCTGATCATCCAACTCATCAGCAATCTTGTTTGCTTCTTCTAAAGTTTTCGCACTCGTAGCATCAAAGAACACAACTTCACCATTTGCATTCTGAATCCAAGTACCTATTTCAAAAGTTCCATCTTCTAATTGTCTGATTTGATTCTGCATTTTAAGCCTATGAATTTATATGTAAGCAATTAGAACTAATAAACATTTTGTTTTGGTTAAATACAATCTGATTTTTAAATTAATAATCTATATAGATTTCTATATAGATTTCTACATATCAATGAATACAAGTTTATACATTGTTATCTAGCGCATTTACTATTACACTACGATTTTCGCCAACGTTTATGTTGAGGATTTAATGAAATTATTGATCGCCAATTCAAAAGGTGGCGTCGGCAAAACAACTACGGCTACCAATTTGGCTGCATGGATTGCCAATAATGAAAAACAAGATGTAGCTCTTGTCGACCTTGACGCCAATAAAAATTCGGTTAAATGGGGGATTTATCGTCAAGCCCAAACTTTCTTAGAAAAGACCGGCTCAATCAAAACTTATCATTTGTTTGGTCAACCTGAAATTGACAAAGTCATTCCAAAAATTGAAAGTGAAACACCCAACGTAATTCTCGATTGCGGTGGTTATGACTCTTCTGGCTTCCGTGAAGCGCTGCTTTGCTCCGATGCCATTCTTATTCCAACTCGCCCTAACCAAGCTGACGTAGAATCAACTGGGGAAATTTTGGAATTAATTGAAGAAGCAAATAATATCCGTGTAAATGAAAGGGACCTCGATCCACTTCATGTCTACATCTATATCACTCAAGTCCCGACAAATGCACGTATCACAGCTTTAGACGATGCGCGTAATGCGTTTAAAGAAGTTGAAGATTTTGCAAAAGTTCTCGATTCAGTAAATTACGACCGTATTGCATATTCAAGAGCTTATGGCATGGGTCTTGGTGTTATTGAGTTAAATATTGGTGCCTCTAAGGCAGCAGAAGAAGTAAATGCATTGGCTGAGGAGTTGTTCAAATGAGTGGACGTGGTGGATTATCATTAGGCAAAGCTGCAAAAGTACAAGCTGAAAATTCAAATGCTTCTGATTTTACCAAGAGTGCTCCAGTACAAACTGCAACAGCAACGCCAGAAGCTAATGAAAAACCTGTAGATTTTGAAAAGCTTGATGAGCTATCAGGATTAAGCAAACCTAAAGAGAAAAAGGACCGTGAAGCGCCTTGGCGTCAGGGCATTAATATTGCTCCTGAAGACTTGAAATTAATTCAACGTCCTTTTAACAACAATATTAGCCAAGAAATGTACCTTCGTTTGAACTGGCTTAAATCTATCAGCTCCATTGGCATGGGTTCTAACAAGACCACTTTTACAACCATGCTCAATGAAGCTTTAGAAGAATATACGGCTCGTCGAATCAAAAAACTCGGCGACAATTACGACGTCTGACCAAGAAATTCAAACCATTCGTCGTAAATAATATTCTCGTATTTTAGGGCAAGCAGTTTGAAGTCAAAACCAAAGGCTTCAAACACAGCTTGCTCTAAATTTTTGAGCTTTTCATGCTCCTTTTCCTCATTTGATTCCCAAAATAAATAGTTTGTTTTGATACTCACAGGGCAATTTTTAATAATTTCTCTCGCTAGTTTTGAGTTTCTAGCCGCCACATTGGCTTGTCTAACTTCTAAGTTTGTCACTTCATCAAGGCTTAATCCTGATTCTAATGAGAACAACACAGCCTTTCTTTCAACTTCCTTCAGCTTCAATAAACCAGCAATTAGGTTGCTCACCGTAATGGAATGATCTTTTTTTGATTTAAATCGGGCAATTTTTACCGAGTTGATTTGGCGGTTATAAATAGCGTCATTAATCTGACTAACCGCGTATTCAATTTCCTTATCAATTTGACTTTCTTCATTTTTAAACTTGAATTTAGCAATTACGGCGTTTAATTGATAATTTGTAATTCTTTCAATGTGAGTGGTCCATAATTTCGTAGTTGCCAAATCGCTATTTTTAAGTGCAGGCAAAACACCAGGAACAGATTTTAGTAGCATAAAAAAACTCCGAAATTATTGAAATTATCGGAGCATTCTATTTTAGGAAATTTTAATTGTTCATCAAAATGCTTAGGCTATTTTATCTAAATGTCCTGCACGGCGCACATGATCTAAAATCGGCTCTAAGGCATCTTCAATTGTTTCATCATTCTGAATCAACATATCGTACTGGTTGATTTCGTTTATCCAATGAGATTCGACCTGAATCATGACCTCTAAACGTTCCGCAAGTTTCTGATCTGCTCGAACAATTAAACGTTGTAGACGGCTTTTAATATCAGCGTCGACAAAAACCCCAAGATATTTAATTTCATTTGCTTTCAGATAACGCTTAATCTTCTTATATCCATTTGGGTCGACAATAATTATGGCATTTCGATCATCTGGCAAGGTTTTGAAATTATCAATCGTTACGCCATATTCATAATTACCATGTTTATTTGTCTCAAGGAACTGATCAGCCTTTTTTAGTGCATCAAACTCTGTTTGAGTAATAAAGTGGTAGTGCAAACCATCAACCTCACCTTCCCGTTTCGGCCGTGATGTTGTGGTAACAATACGATTAAACCCATATTTCTCGGTCAGCGCGTCAGCAATGGCTGTTTTGCCGCTGCACGTTGTTCCAGATAACAATACAAACATCGTCATACCTCATAAGAAGAGGCGGTAGAACCGCCCCAATTAATCCCGATCAATACACTTCCAACCTTGGAAACTTCCGCTTGAATAAGGGATGCAATCTGTAAATGCATAGTAATCATATTGGAAACCAATCTTACGCGATTTCTTCTGTGTAGATGAAGAAGAAACAGGCATCGGTTTAGCAGGCGTTGTAACAGGCTTCACAGAACGAATCGTACTAGGTTTTGTCACGGTCTTAACTGGACTAGAACGAAAACTTGTAGTGGTCGGAGCGCGTGTGGACGAGCTGCTGTAAGACCGCGCAAAAGATGTCGAAGGACGAGCTGAGGATACAGACGCTGCTCTCGCTACCACCACCGCTTCACTTTCTGCCAGCTTCTTGGCAGCTTCGATAGCGTTTTTGAATTGCTCTTCAATACGTTTTAAATCATCAGCTTCCGTTTTATCGATTCGATAGCAGTCCTCAACCATACGCGGCAAATACAACGAGTAATTCTGGTTACTGTTGGATGGACGCATAATGGCATTTGAACGCACAGTGATTATTCGACCAATCCAGTCACTAGGGTTTGCATCCACCTCGTCGCGCATTTTTTCATTCTTGATGGCGACATCCACAATGACTTGACCACATGCAGATTTACAATGCAAAGCTCCAGCTCTCCCTTGGTTCTTTGAACCCACCTTACCCGGATTAATGCTCACGACCTCCAGCTCACAATCCGCATCAAGTTTTAATTTAACTTGGTGTTTACTTGTACCGTCTCTCCAGTGACCTTCTGGATGCTTGATTACCAGCCCCTCTTTGCCCTGCATAAGTACATTAAAGAAGTGATCGTAAGTCTCGCTCAATGAGTGGACAACATGCGTATCAATCAGCCGCACATACTTAGGCTTAAACTTGGCCAGCATCGATTTAATCAGTGCAATACGGCGTTTATATGCTGCTTCAAATTTTCCCTTTGACTTAACAGAGCTAAGCGGAATGAAGTCCCAAATCATATAGATCGGTTTTTCATTTTCAGCAAATGAGCCACCCTTTGTGACCGAATTCAAGATGCCATTTCCTACCTTGCGCGGCAGAACTACACCATCACGCTCGACAAGTAGTTCGCCATGATATTGGACATCTTTGATCAGCATATTCATTTCCGCAGTAAGGTCGGAAAAATGCTCCATAGGTAACGGCGTGCCCTGGCGTGAGGACAAGAAGAACTTCTCTTCTAAATTGGTCCCGTTGGCAAACATGCCATCAGCTTTTTCTTGCAAATAAATGCCATCTTTCCACGGCCATGCCTTCAGCTTTACTTCACTAGGCAATGAACAGCGTTGGTATGGAAATACAGGAATCAAATCAGGCACGACTTTGTTGATCGTTGCATCACTAAAACCTGCACGTAAATCTTTTCTTAAAATTCGAATTAAAAGCTCGCCTGACTTCTCTGATAATTGAGCCAGTTGGCTACGCAGCGCTTCGCGCGCTGCATTGCCTGTTAGTTCACGGTTATTAAGCTTAGATAGGAACTCAAGGGTATCAACCTCATCAAACATTAACTCCCCTGTTCCTGCATCTTCTGCTTTTGGCAAAATTCCAAAGACAATAAACGGGTCATATGCCAAACGCAGAACTTCTCTGAACAACCCCTTTTCTGCTTCAAAATCCATGAGTAAAGCTAGTTTTTCATTTTTTGAGCTTTCAGATGCAATTTGGTTTAAAGCCTCTAGTAACTGATCGCTATTCATTGCTACACCTTATTACTGCTTTGCAAATGAAGGAATAAATGAATCTTTAAATGGGGAATCGCCTTCTTTGGATTTCAGCATTTCGCTTTTAGCGTTTTTAATCACTTCTCTAACATGGGCTTGATGAGCTTTAAATACTTCTTCGCCGAAATGCTCTTTTGCAGCTTGCAGAAAGACCGCTAGCCAATGATTGGTAAAATCACGAAGCATGTGACCTAGATCAAGCAAATATTCATCTTCTGATTTTTGAGCCAATAATTGTGCATATTCCTGAATTGATTCTGTGCCGGTATTCACGACTAATGCTGCTTGAACCTGTGCAACCACCCCCATAATGGCTCTCATGTAAACTTCAAGCTGTTGTGGACCATTAACGTGAGCTTTTACAAACTCTTCGGTTAAATCCTGAATCTTGCGCATGTGATCAGGAAGCAAAGTCATGAAGCGTAATTCCTCAGCATCTACATTTGACTCTTTTAATGCCTTGATTAAAGCTTCTAATAAATCTTCTGCGTTGCTCATAATTTTTCCTGTGTGTTTGCTTTGAAACGGTTAGCAATTTCTAAAAGCGATAATCCGCTCTCGATACTTGGTACAGTTAAGCTCTCACTCTCGATATATAAGTTAGCGCTTACTTTATTTTCTTGTTGCGATTCTACATGATCATCTTTGGTATTCAAACTATTTTTCTTTAGTTTAGTATTGATTGCATCACTTAATGAATAATTACCCTTTGAATTAACTGGAATTTCTTTATCTAGTTTTTCACCATTAATATTAGTAAGTTCTAACTTATAATCAAATTTAGAAGAAATAGAAATTCCTTGTTTAGCCAGCCGCTTCCCAACTTGTTTTCGCATTTCTGAACGATCAATGTAATAGAGAGCCTTACCTGCCTCAATTTCACGTTCACGCATTTCGGCAGCTTCACAGTGATGTCTGTGGATAGCGACTACGCAAACTGCATCCACCTCGCGCTCATTTCCCTCCTGAACATTATGGATACGCTTTAGGCATGCAGCATAATTAGGACGGTTGCCAGTATGAGGGCAAAAATCGCAGTAATAGGCATTTGTTCCGCTTCTGGATAATTCCAAATCGAGTACAGGAAGAGTTTTAGTTACCATGATCCTTGAACTCCTTTATAGGCAGCATACTCATCTGTATCAAGAATTAATTCGCTCAGTTCGCTTCTGATAGGTCCAAAATAATTTTGAAAAATTGACTTGATCTCAGCTTCTCGCCCTTTGTCAAAAATATTGGATGCTTCGCGACCGAAAATTGATTGAGCATATTCAATTGGATTAATCGAATCCGAATTGGTAGACAATTCATCAACTAGATTACGTACAGCAGCCTTACTTAAATTCTTTACCCTTTCTGCTACTGTTGAGTAAGAAAGTCCTTCGTATTTTTCAAGAATTTCGACCGTTCGGTGATACCCGCCCTTGTTATCATGGTAATCAACAGCCTTGATCGCCAAGCCTAATACTTCATCTTGAGTATGCTTGTGGACAGCAAAATATTCTGTGAGCTCCAAAACCTTTTCATTCGTTGTGGTTTTTGTCACCATAAACCGACAGTGTGGAACCCCAATAATTACTCTGTTCATTACCAAGACCCCAAAACTTCACCATAAAATTCTTGTCGTTGTGCCATGAGCTGAGCTGCCTTACGCTCTTCCTCTTCTTGTTTTCGTTGCCGTTCTTCCTCTGATTCATAGTTGAATGTAAATTTGTACATGTCATCAACTGGAATCCCGAACGTTTGAGACAAGGTTTCCAAGTATTTTTCAAAACCCTTTTCGGTAATCGCTGATGCGAAAGGCGCTCTAATGGCATTAATCTGAGAGTCGAGAGTCAAGTAAGTAATAAAATCATGGAAATTATCAAATTCGTGCAAGATTTCGCTTTCACGTAAATCGCTATATTCACCTGCTTTACCTTTTACTTTTAGTGTTTTATTAAATTCGGTATCAAGAGTTGCACCATTACCTTCTTGATGGTGTTTGACTTGAGCGGTTTGATTTACCGCTGAGCCATAAATTTTGAATAATTGCGTGTTGCGTTTAGCTCCGTCCTGTACCGATAACAAGAACATCGAATAATATTTTGTCCCACTCGTATGCAATGAGTAGGCACTTCTGACCACAATTTTTAAACTCATAGTAAAAGCACCTTGAAAACTTCAACAATATTTTAAAAACAATGATTTGGAATCAAATACGATTCAGACTTTACCCATATACTTAATGCGTAAACTTACTGCGCTAATTGGCGTAATTGGTATCGCTTTTCGATACGCTGTGCGAACGATTTCAGGGTCGACTTCATTGGGGTCACATCCAGCAGGCAACGTGGCCAACCTTGCTTTTATGCCAAAGCTATTTATCTTTAAACATGCGTCGATCGCAGACAGAATTGCGGCAGGCTCTCCATCCCACATAATCGTCACGCACTCCAATCCCTCATCTTTAAGCTTTAGTAGTTCAGCCATTTGAGATTCATCACCACCTACCGAAAGATGCTTACCAAATGACGCGACAACTCCAACATTGCAAAGGAACTCGTCTTCCTTGAAGGCTTGATATATCGCCATAGCGTCAAAAGCACCCTCTCCCATGACGATTTCAACGTAACCTAGGGCATTATGGCCGTTATATAGGTAAGTGCCCGTAGACGCGAAACCAGGAGGAAATAGATACTTCTTTTCAGCCTTTCCTGTAATGTCCCGACCCTGAAAAGACACAAGCTTGCCTTCAAGGTCCCTGACAGGAATGATGATTCTCATGCTGTAGTTTTGGTATTGCTTTTCACCCGTTGGGCCTATGTATGCAAACCAACCCTTTTGACAGAATTTCAGTCCAAATTCACGACACGTATCGAGCGTTATATTTCGCTCTTTAAGGTACTTTAGGTTCTGACCCATGATCGGCAAGTCATAGGCTTTTGGAAGCTTTAGATCGCCAATTTTGGTTTGTGTGGGTTCACTTTTGCGCTTTGGCTGCCAGCCCTGCTCCTGAGCAATTGCTTTAACATGCTCGACTATCTCTTTATTGCTTAGGCTATTACCGCCTATACCAGCCTTAATAAACTTCCATTTCGAGAATTTGGTTTCGCAATCACCATGAAAGCAGTTACCCAAACCCGTATCCTGATTCAGATAGACTTTCCAGCTTGAGTTACCACATACCGGACATTCCTTAACATTCAACTGGATTCCGTTTTTTCCGCGAGTTACTTTGTATTCAAACCCTTCGCGGTTAAGCCAATACTCCATATCAATGCGGTCTAATATCTCCGCTAAACTTTCTTGATCGCTCATATTGCAAAATCGCATTAGATAAAATTAGCGCTTATTTATACTAGCACAAATTTATAAATAAGCGCTTACTATAATATTGGGTTAAATTTATTCGACGCTAATCACTTCTTCCAAGAACCTCATCATGGACACATTCTGCTTAATCACCACAGTAACCCCCATCTCTTGGTTTCGAGAAGCTGCAAAGTACAATCGAGCCTGACCTTTCGCTCTCTCTTCCTCTGTAATGTTGATGGAGATTGCAACGTCAGCGGTCCTGATTTTGTTAAAGTCCTCAGCTACGTGCTCTGCCTTGGCTACCGTTGACTTAAAGCCCTCACGGTTGGTCTGAGTAGCTGTCAGTAACGCCACATTCTCTTCAAAAGCAATCGCGCGTAAATCAACATAGACAACTCTTGAGTTCTCTTTTGGGTCATTTGTACGAATATCTGGACGCATCAAATCTGCATAGTCCACAATGATCATATCGAACTTGATTGGCGGTCTTATCGTTCCATCAGGGTTCCGCCCAGGATTCTTATACCTATCAATTAATGCTCTTAGCTGTGACGGAGAAAATGTACCGGAACCAAATTCATGAATAATAAATTTGCCCGCCGTCTTGGCTACCGTCTCGACCGCAGTTGCAACACTTGCAGCCTTCGACGCCAATTCTTTCATGATCACTTTTGAAATAGAGGCATCTAAACGGTCTGCAATAATGTCTTTACCAACTTCTAGCGTTACATATAGAACGTTGTATTTAGCAAAGCTTGCGATACGGCCAAAGTGAATAAGCGCTTGCGTCTTACCTGCTTTTGCACCGCCCATTAATAGAGACAGCTCCTTGCGTCCCCAACCTCTGTGATACAGCAGATCATCAAGTTCTTTACAGCCAGTAGTAATGCCTGTCGGAGGTACTTTGCCTGTCAGCTTCTCGATACGTGCCAGCTTACGATTCAACGCCTGAGCGAAGAAGTCATAACCAACACCCTCTTCATTCAATCCGACCGCAATAGCTTCCTTGATACGCGCTTCAATCTTGGCGTAATTCCCTGCCTCAAGATCAGGAACAGAATTAACAATCGCATTGGATACCGCCTGTTTTCGCGCGAACTCAACAACCTTTTCTTCAACGAAAGCCTTGTCAGTGACATAGATGCCAATTAATTTCTTCCTTGCTTCCACAATTGCCGCTAAAGTTTCTCGCTTATAAACTTTAGAAGCAGCTTTATCCTTGATAATTTGGACAACAGAAGCAGGATCAGGAGAACATCCATATTTATTGAAGTGTTGGAGCGCAATATCGACCAGACATGCTTCACCCTGATTTTCGAAAAATTCTGGCTTCAGAATATGGGCGGCTCTTCTAAGAAACTCATCGTCACGTAAAGTTAAAGCCGCAATTTTTGATTGAAACTCATCGTCGTAATCAAACTTTTCTTCGGTGAAGCCTTCGAGTTCTTTATCAACGACCTCTTCTTCATGAATTTCGGCCACAGCAGTAGACATATAAGATAATCCTTATAGAAAATAGATGGCTTACGTTTAAGATTTAGATTTCGACTTTCTCTCTAGCTCATCAACTAGGTCTTCAATCCCCTTAGTTGGTGAGAACTCGGAAATTTGGTGTTTGAAAAGAACACGCGCACGATAACGACCGTTTTTATCACCATTCAAATAACAACGAAGCGAGATCGTTTCTGCATCCGCAGCACGGATGTATCCACGCACAACTTCGCCGTCTGTTTTAATGACTACAATTTCCTGTTCTTGCTCTTGCAGCTTGCGAACAAACTTCATGTAGCCCATTTCTTCAATTTCGCATTCGTTCGCAGGCAGCCTACGCCCATACGTTTTACGCGGCTGAAATTGAAGTTTTTGCTTTTCTTCCGTATTTAAGTAAATAGACTCCTTTGAAATTGGAGCGCTATTGCCGAACTTGTTTTGTATCGCAAGTTCTTTCTGCCATTCGCTCATTAAAACCTCGAAACATTAGTAATTACTATAAAAACGATATTATCAAATTATAGTAAGCGCTTATTAATATTTTAAGAGAAAAAAGCATTAAATACTGGATTTAATAGCTTGGTTGATGATCGAAATGTCAAAAGACTCTAAAGCTTTTTCAATGCGAAGTGCATCATAGCGATAAATGCATGTCCCTAATGCATAATGCTGCACTTGACGCATCCGCACCTGCTTAACAATAAAATCTTCATAATCAACTTGCATTGGACTGTTATGAAAAAGTGTAGCGGTAAAATATGGACTTTTAGCGATCTGGAGCGAAGCTTGACAATAAGACTCCCACTCATGGAACACTTCAATTAACAGTTCTTCTTTTTTTAGTTGAGCAGGTCTAGGTGGCAAAGGTCTACCATTCGCAATCACCTTAAAGCATTTATCAAATGCGGTTTTTAAATAGAAGTCATAACGCATTCCCAAAGCATCAATTGCCTGTCTGAGTCGCCAAAATGACAAGGCCTCACGGCTGAGTAAGAAATCTCGCTCCTTAATGGGTTTAACGAATTCGGCCGCCTTATGATCAATAGCTTTTCTATAAAAGTTTCGATATTCATTTTTGAAAAGCCGAAAGAAGTAATAAGTGGCTTGCATGGGATGCATCAGCCTATAGTCAAACCACTTGGTTGTCATTAACTGCGTTTCTAGCTTCCGCTCTTTCTTGGGAATGTATTGAATGGTGAGAATTTCGTAATGTTCTAAATCAAGGTCATTGCCATAAAAGTGACCCGCCCAATCTAAATACTTGGGTATTTGTTTTTCAACTTGGGACATCCGATCGTTTCCGAATAATTAATATAAAAACTTAAATATTATAGAAAGTATTATTTAATTATTCGTTAGCACTTCAAAAACCCAAGTTTTCGGAAAAGACCCAAGTGCCGGAATGTTTAAGCCGGTCTTTTAGAGTTATAAAGTTCAATTAATGCGTGTTGTAGAGTTACGCCTTTAATCTGGGCATATTCGCGGACGTATTCCTTGGTTACGCCTTCATCCAGCTTTAATAGAGCCTCATACAATCGTTTTATGCCATTTAATTCAAATTCATCCTTTTCTTCTACTGGCTTTTCAATAGCAGACTTATAAACGCCAGATTCAACGATAAATTCTTTTAATGGGTTCTCTTTGTTAAGGTCCTCTTCGCTGAGATCACTACCCAAAAACTCTTGGGTCGATACTTTTGGAAGCCTAATGTTTTCTAAAGGAGTGCCTGTCTTTTTAGCTGAATCGGAAGAAGGCTTGCTGTCATGGATTTCTTTCGCTTCGCCTTCAATGAAGTTATCGGTTTTTAAACTTACTTCAAAATAAATGCCCGTGATATTACGTCCTGTCTTGATTTTCTTTTCAGTAATAAACAGGTCAGTAAAACTATTAATCTGATCAATTGCCGGCTTCAATACACGTTTATTGAAGTTGGTCATATCCGTACTTTCGGGATTTTTCTTGTCTCTATACTCATGAGGAAGAAGGCCCATCTTGGCACGGAAGTCCTCGAAGTCATAAACAGGAGTTTTACGTATATCCGAATTTTTCCAACTAGCGACCAACTCATACAGACGGATGCCATATTTACTGGTCACATCGCGTAAATTGTCGATGGCATATTTGGTAAAGGTTCCTTCTAGCTTGGTTACTAGAGGAATCACATCAGGAGCTAGGGTGATCGTTAATAATGCATCATCCTTAACGTATGAAACTCGTGATACCCAACGTGACCGAACCACCTCAATCTTGCCATTTCGCATTGTGGTGTAAGAAAAACGTCTTTCAAATAAGGTATCTTCGGCTTCCTTCAGTGTTTTATATGCCGCGCTCACTGTTGTATTAAATTTTTGGGCATATAAGGAAGCAGGAATCTCGATAATCGTTTCGGCAGTCAGATCTGCATTCTTGTTTCTGGAAACTAAAATGGCGAGTAGAATTATTCTTTGCTCAGCAGTGTCCAAAGCGTAGCTTGCATTAATCAATGCATTCGCTTTATAAACATCTGAATTCCTAATAAGTTCTGCCATATATTCCGTTCAGAAAGGTTTTATTGGTTTTCGTAAAAGGTACATGATTAGATAATGTTTGTAAATCTAGTTATCCAGCAGGAATTGAGCTGATTTATATTTAAGGATTTTGACCAAAACATGACAATGTAATGACATTACCGGAGTTTTTGTACCTTTATATGCATTCCTTCGGAATTTTTGTACCGTTATAGGGTTTTTAAACGGAGAAAATGTACCGTTATGACTCCCCTATCGGAGTTTTTGTACCGTTATCTTGATTTTGGCTATTTGCTTAGCGGAGAAAATGTACCTTTATAGGGGTGTGAACGGAGAAAATGTACCGAAATCCTTTTATGTATTCTTTAAGTTAATGGAAAAATGGCTTTAAAAGGTACTTATTCGGAGTTTTTGTACCTTTATAGGACTTTTAACGGAGAAAATGTACCGTTAAAAGCGATTTAACGGAATTTTTGTACCTTTTAAGCTATTGAAATTAAAGGCCAGAATTTTTGTACCGTTAAAAAGGAATATTTGTACCGTAATTAAAACTTTTTGTACCGTTAAAACGGAGTATTTGTACCGCTGAAACGGAGTTTTTGTACCTTAATAGGCTTTCAAAGCATTTATTAGCAATCGTTTCAGGCCCTCTAAAAGAAAAAAAGAAAAGATTTTAAATTCAAATAGGTTTTAAGTTATCCACAACGGAATTTTTGTACCGTTATTATCAGAACACTTGTAATTCAAAGCATAGAGCGTTTTTAAAAAAAAGAGTTCACAGAAAGAAGCGAAACATGTTTAAGTTTTAAATTCAAATTAATGTCTGTTTTGGAAATAAGAGAAAACAAGGATGATGCATGTTGTGAATAACATCAGGAATGTAACAAACGAAAGAAAAAAAGAAGCCATTATTAACGACTCATAGGCGCACACTGTAAACAAACAGTGACATGGATATTGTTTTGAATAGTAGAAGCTGTACATCCTGAAATCAGGATGCACAGCATGAATAGGGTTAAAAGTTTCATGCTAAAAATAATTTCTTTTCAGCAGAACGGCGATTAACCAAACCAGGAATCCGTTTACCGTTGTCAAAAACCCAACGATCAAACTGATTTGCAGCTCCAGTAAAATTGCCTTGGTTGAGTAAAACCAGCATTGTGCTTTTAACGAAAGCTGTCTCACCTACGTTGTAAACAAAAGAAGCCAGTGCATCGAATTGATTTTGCGACACCTTCACTTTCACACACTTATCAAGACATGCATCAACCCACTTACAATCGTTTTTGAGCCATTCTTCTGCTTGAGCGCGTGTGCAGGTATCACCCATTCTGACAGCCTTGCCATTTGGATATTTGATTGTTCCGAACCCGATAGTCGGTACACTGCCTGTATCCAGATATGCCGTATTCCTGAAACCTTCAAATCCACGAATAAGTTCATATCCTTTTTCGGAAATATCCCATTGCCCTGTAACGCCAGATTCAAGTTTGTAACCAATGAGTTTGGCAAAAGTTTCTAAACCCGCTTTTTCAATGATCTCATCACCAGCGGTTACTTGTTCTTGCGTTAACTTTCCTCCTGACATCGCCCGAAGCCAAGAATAAGTTTGTGCAATCTGGGCCATTTGCACTGATGCAAGCGTGGATACCATGCTACTCATTAATCTTTAAACTCCTTCAGGTCGTTTTTAATATCAGTTGCAACTTCGAAAATGTCGGAACCCTCCTTCTTTTCGATATAGTTGAAAATCCAACGGACAATAGCCCACCCCGGCAAGCCACATGTGAAGAAGAAACCGCCAAGAGCGATCATTCCCCATACGTCTGTTGCCCAAGCGTGAAGGTTAAATTTGATGATGATGAAAGAGCCGCCAGCCAAGCTTGAAATTACTGTGGTAATCAAGCCAACTCCCCACTCTCTCGGAGATCTCGGCATCCGCATCATGAGCACTACAGCCGCAACTGCCATCACACAGATTGCGACTACGATAGTCATGCCAAATGCCTTCCAAGCAGCGAATCCACCGATAGTAGTTGATACTGGTTCGGTCATGATTTTCTCGCCTTAGATTAGTTGAGAAAATATAACATTTTTACTATATTTTATAAATAAGCACTTACTAATAATTTATGAGTGTGTAAAAATTATCGTTGTTTAATTTTTAGGATGTTTACTATGGCATTAAAGCAGATCACGAAAGATGAAGCTAACCTTTTGAACGTTCTTTTAGGGCAAGTCAACTTGCTCGAAGGCCAAAATGGAAAGCCGGTTGAAAACTTGACCTTGATTTACGATCGGAAGACTCCTGGTCTAGCTTCGGTCGGACTGGTCTATGCAGATGAAACCACTACTACTGAAGAAAATGGCGGTACTGCGTAACCATTCGACTTCATTAAAAAGGCTTTCTTGAGAAGCCTTTTTTATTACTTAAATACAAAGTAAATCATAACAGAGCAGACTAGAATAACGGCACTTTAGCAAAGGTCCTTACTGGTACAAACTTCTGGTTTGTCAGCTAATTTCTTTACCATTCCATAAAATTTTCGGCATTTCGGGTCGGTTCAATTTAACTTCTTGCTTTACACATTTCATGATTACTTTGTCATAACCCTTTAGCTTTTCCATATGCGCTTCATTACTTGCCATTTCGACAGCTATTTCGGCCCTTTCAGCGGAACAGGCACTTTCTGTTTTAAATTCCCCAGCAATTACGCTATTAACTTCAGCCCCATTCAAAATCAAAGTAAGTATTAATAAATACATAAAGACTCCTTAAGTTGGCATATAACCTACATAAATAGTTGTTACCCAAGATCTGGTATCTGTATCACCGATAGCAGGTTCACTTAATCTCAGTTGCAAATAGAGAGTTGTATCTTTAAAACAAGCTAGTAAGAAATTTTGTGTAGGAGGAAGTGGGTACAAATCACCCCCTTCGCCGTTGAACCAGAAGAAATTTATACCATCAACCCATATCCACATCTTGCCCGGAACACCGTTAGGTATAACGTTTGCTTTCCATTCATCAATTCCAACCATTTCTTCAAATGTTCCAATTTTAAGAATTCTTGGAGAATTCATGAAGGTCTGCAAATCCCATACAATTTCATTGTTAGCATTTCGTACTTCTAAATATGCGGATGAAGATGAGCTTATAGCTAAGGCTTCTGTATACTGACGGCAGTATATAGTCTGCCGTCCCTGATGAATGCCTTGATATAAACCTGGTTGGTATTGAGAATCTCTACCTGTGAATGTTTGCGGGTTAAAAATTACAGCATCGTCAGCATGCCACCAGTTTATTTGATCATCCCTTGCTAGTTTATATGGCGCTACGAACAGCGTTTCGTATTTTCCAGTAACAGGGTTACGAGCACCTGTTGCCCAATTAGAACTGGTCATATCTTGTGCAGTCCATACGATTTCACCAGCTTTTACTAAGACTTTGCTTTCACTGTTGAGAACAACTTCACCAGTATCGTCTTTAATTTCAATACCTATGGGCATAACTGCGTAGCTCCTAGTGATGAAATATTTTAAATGTGTTTGTTTCTGGAGGTAGGCCCCAATCATGCTTTGCATAAATTACAGGTGCTCCACCAGTAGTTTTTCCAAAGGTGATTTCTACATTAAAGATTATGTATCTACCATTGGTGTAGATGGCGTCAGTTGGAACAGCCCACCTAGGTCCATCATTAATTCCTGCAATGTTTTGCTTGCTGTAAGAACTTTGTTGAATCGTTACAGTAGTGACAAAAGTAATTACATGATCCGTTGTCGAATCATAAGCGATTGAGTTATCTGGATACCTTATTTCAAGTCTAGCGTTTGCCATTTACCAAATCCCTAATCTAATACGTGCCACGTTGTTATCGTCATAAACGGTAGTCAAACTACCTGTAATAACCATTCGCGCTCCATTAGGCTTCGTTGGATCCTTAAGTGTGGTTAAAGTTCCAAGATTTGCGCTAATTGCACTTAAACTTGAGGCATTGATTTTTTCCGCGTTGATATAGCCGATTGACGCATTGTCCAAATACAGTCCGGCAGGTACGACTGTTCCATTTGGCAACGTTGTGGCTGTCGGTTGATAAACAAATGCGTATTTAGGCGCTACAGAACCCGCTGCGGCATTAGATGGTGGAGCGATGGCGAACTTGTTAGCCTGAATAATGAAATCAACGGTTTTGCTATCGTTCTCAATCCCAACACCGCCAATTAAATTGCCGGATTGCAACTTCAAAGTTGCTCTTGATTTCAATCCATCAATTGATTGTTGCTGCGATTGAATTGACGCCGTATGTCCACCCACAGTTGTTTGCAGATTGGTAATACTTGTCGCCTGAGTTGAGACTTTTCCATCAATCGTTGATACCTTGGCATCAAGTGAAGATAGCGCTGAGGCCTCAGCTTTATTCGATAAGCCATCACTCAATGCTTTAATGTCCTGAGACCATGCGAACCACGAGTTGTAATCAGCACTTCTTCGTTCAGCAGTAAAAGCCGAAGAAGAACCTCGTGCAATTTGAATGATTGGGCCACCAGATGGGTCAATCCAATAAACGTATGTTTCAAGGGAGACATATGTACCCATGCCAGTCAAACCTAGCACAGAGGCTTGCTTGAACTCGCGAACGATACGCAATGGATAGTTTGACCAATACCACGATGGAGGCTGATTAGTAGATCGAGTATCGGATACTGCAACATCCTTTAATAAGCCATTCACAGATGCATTCAGCGAAGTAATACTTGAGCCTTGAGAGGTAATTGCACCTTCGGTTGTAGTTACGCGGTTGGCGAGGTTTGTTAGAGCCGAACTATCTGCTTTTGTTGCTAACGTGCCGTTAATATTGGTGATGCTATTGTTTAGCGAGGTAATACTACTGCTATGTGAAGCAATATCCTTACCTTGTTGAGTCACTGTGTTCGACAATGACGAAATGGCAGAAGCATTTGCATCCAGTTGAGTGGTTAAAGTTCGGGAGTCACCTAAACCTACAGGTACACCATTCACAAAACTAAGCGGGTATTCAATCCACTGATTAGGAACAGTCGAATCAAACATACCGAGAATACCATTGCCTGCATCTAGGTCTTTGCGTCCTACAAAAATAGGAAGAGCATTCCAGTTCCAAGATCTGAAATATGTGTCGCCAGCACCAGAAGCAAGTAAAAGCGCACGTAAATCAGTATTTGGGTTTGAATTTCCAACTGAGCCAATGTTATCTGTACCCACGATTGCAAAGTAAGTTCCCGATGCAAGCGCCTTGATAGCGGCATAGATGGCGTTACATGCAGATACGATGTCGCCATAGGTGTCATATTGCGTACAGCTTTCAACATCCCCATTTTTAAACACAATGAGATTTAAACCGCGCCCAAATCCATATAATCGCGTATTGTTTCCAGTGTAGACGCCAGCCGCCTTTGGCATGCCAACGGCAGAGCCGTTACGGAAAGTCACCAGCGAATATGACTTCGTGTTACCGATTTGATTAGTGAGCGAGGTAATGCTGCTGCTATTTGATGTAATAGTATTGCCTTGCTGACTTACTGTATTAGTAAGATTTGCGATAGCAGCGGCATTTGCATTGCTATCAGGGATATAATCATATGGGCTTGGAATCCAAGCATCAGTCGTGAGTACATCGCCTTTTACAAGCACCGCCCAATAAACCGTACCAACGCTACCCTTGTCGGCTGTCGGACGGTTGAGCATGTAGAAGTGGATAATTGGGCCAGAGGCAACTGCGCTGTTTTTAACAAAGGTAACTTTGCTGACAACCTTACCATTCGTATTTACTACGGCTTGCAGATGTTGTGAGCCACCACCTGCGTATACAGCAAGTGATGAGTTTGTATCGCCAGTCCCTCGTTTATGTTCAGCACACCAAATTAAAGTATATGTAGCCCCAACTTCCCAATCTTCACCGAGTTTGTATGTATGGTGTGGGTATGAGACACCATCATAAGTGCCAACTACATTGGATTTGATGAGAAGGTTTGTGCCCGCCTTTCCACTAACCGCTAGGGAATTAGTCAATGAGGTAATTGAATTACCTTGGCTTGTGATATTCCCCTCCGCAGTGGTTACTCGATTAGAGAGCGAATTTAAGGCTGTCGCATCTGCCTTCTGGGCGAGGGTGGCATTGATGTTTGTAACGCTATTGTTGAGCGTAACGATATTATTTGATGCCGAAGTTAAACGACCGTCGATGTTTGTAACTTTTGAAGTTAAATCAGTTACGGCGGACGAGGTTGCTTGCAAGTCGGTTGCTAACTTCTTATTACCTGTAATGTTACGTACTTGAATGTTCGTAACATGCCATTGCTGCCCCGCTGCTTCTGACGCAGCAATACTTACTTGAAGCCAAGGTCGAATATCAACCATGCCATTTGGCACAGTGAAATAACCTTCCACCATACCCCAAGCATTTTTGTCCGTAGACTTAATGGCAACGCTATACCAAGTGTAAGTGCCTGCGCTGTTCCGAGTATTGAAACCAAGCACGGCAGAAGCGGTTGCTGATGTATTTGGCGTCGCAAACCAAGCCGAAACATAGAACATGTCGCCAACATTACATTTGACGAAAGGACCGTAATAACTATCACGGTTATTCAGTCTTAATGCTTTTGCAGAAGGCGGGTTAGGCGCTGCGTCAGTCGCATCAACAATTACGCCAGATGTCCAATCGCTTTTCGGGTCTACGAAATCAGGATTAAGAACAAGATTCGATAAATCATTGTTAGTAATCTTGTTGGTTAAGGTGGTAATAGAATTACTGTGAGAAGTAATTGTATCGCCCTGTTGAGACACAGTATTTGTCAGATTACTAATTGCAGAAGCAGTGGCATTAAGCGTTGTTGAAATGTCTAATAAAGACGGCTCAATGATTGCAGAAATGCCATTAGATGCGAGGTCTGCCTCAGCCATGAAACTAGCTGACCAACCATCGGCCCAACTATCTGGTGGAGTTGTGTAGCCAATTTCAGCGTCGATATTGAATTTTGGATATTGCCAGTAAGCGCCTGGTGCCTGAGAAGTTAAAATAACGACTACTGTGCCATTTCGGACACCCATGCGAACTCGAATTGGCATGGTGCCCGAATTTACCACTCCATGTTGAAGCAGAGAGGTGCCCGAATATGCATAGCCCCCAATGTTCAGATTAATTTCATTCTTAGCGGCCAAGTAGTTATAGCCAGTAAGTGAAAGTCGGAACATTTTATTTGTGAAGGTAATTGGCGTTTGGATTACGATATTGCCAGTTAGATTTGCGCCGTTTTGCTGCCATACAAGAACGCCTCTAAATAACTTAGCTGCGCCAGTACCGCCCTGAATCTTAGGCAATGCAGCGTTCGCTGTATTGGTTGTAACCGTTAAGCTGTTACTTAAATTAGTAATCGCATTACTTTGATTGGTTAAACCATTTTCAGCAGCCGTCATTCTCGTTGAAAGACCGCTTAGAGCCGAGTTTGCCGCTGAGATATTCCCTTCTGCTGCACTCATACGAGAGTTAAGCGAAGTGATTGAATTTGTTGCTGTCGTTAAGCGTCCATCAACTTCTGATACTTTGGTATCAAGAGCGCTAATCGCTGATGCATTTGCATCATTGCCAACAATTGCCTCTGCATCTTCCAGAATTAGGTAATCAAGCTCAACAATGCCCGTTTGCGCCGAATAGTTTGCAATAAACATCGGCGTGATGAAGCCTGCTTGTTGTGAAACAGTACGTGGGCTTGTTTTTGAGCCTGAACCCGATGCTGCTCCTGCTGATCGACCTTTGATATACGCAACGATTTCTTGCCATTCATCGATCGCAGGTGCGTGCGCATTAACAACATAGTTAGAAGACCCCATATCGCCCGATAATGCGTTGGCTGTTGTTACGTATAGTGCCTTGTCTGGGGTTTTCTGAGAGACACCGAGGTAAATTGTGCCTGTTCCGGCACGACGGCGATACCGCGCACGAAGTCGATATGTCTTAGTTGCATCAAAAGGAATGAAGTTATTCGGATGCATCCAAACAATATCATTGCCAGCATTATTTCCAAGTTGAATAACACGACCCGCTTGGCCATCCGCTTGTGCAACAATTGAGTATTCGCCTGACGTATTAAAGAATGTCCAATCGCCCTGTGCATTACCCGCATTCATTGAAATGCTTGAAGTAGCGTTGCTTAAAGTTGAACTTAAAGCTGTAATGGCATTGGTATTTGACGTTACTTTGCCATCGACATTCGTAACTTTCGTGTCGAGGTTTTGAAGCGCAGAAGCATCAGCCTTTTTGTTTAAATTGCCTTCTGTGGTCGTCATGCGACTTTCGAGGCTAGTGACGCGTCCCGCAGTCGCGGCGTTTTGGCTAGTGGCTGTGTTGAATAAATCAGTCGCCTTGGCTTGCGTTGAAAGAATCATTCCGGTTGGGTCGCTACCTGCAATCCAAGCCGAAGGGGTTGTGTTGTTGCCAACTTGCCGTTCAAGCATCATTCTTTCGATATTGATAACTTGTCCCGCAGGTTTGCCTGTAGGGTTTCCGATTAACAGCATACATGCAGCGGCACCACCAGCGGGCACCGTGAACACCCCGCTATAGCGGGTTAATGTTGCGGTAATATTAAAGCGCAGGCGTGTACTATCTACATTGTAGAGTTGCCACTCAATAGCATGCGGTGGTGTCCCGCCAACAGTTTTGGCAACAAAACTAAAAATGTATGTACCTTCTGTTAGCCACTGTCGCGGAACTTGGCCGCCACCAATGTTGAAGTAAGTGCCGCTAGTGGTGTTGGCAGGCATCGTGAATTGGAACGCACGCACATTCACCGTATCTGGTGATTGAATAACTTCAAATGGAAGACCTGAAATCCAATTTGGCTTTTCGATTGGGTTGGAAATTTCAGGGCCGAGCAAGTTCACGCCTTGATTTGGAATTCCCTCAAAGCTGCTTTGCAACGCTGTTAATGCAGAAGAGTTAGATGTAACTTTGCCGTCGATTAGTGTTACTTTTGAATCAAGCGACTGTAATGCGCTCGCATCCGCTTTACTCGAAAGTGCGCCGTTGATGCTTGAAATGCTGTTATTTAGTTGAGTAATAGAATTACTATGGGAAGTAATGGTATTACCCTGCTGGCTGACAGTGTTTGACAGGGTGTTAATCGCATTCGCATTGGCTGCAATAGCATCGCTATAAGCTTTTGGAATGGTGTCGTTTACAGCCGTTACATCAAATACTTCGTATGAAGCAAGAATCACAAAGACTGGATTATCAACCGTTGGTACTGGCGGGTTAGTACCGGCAATTACGCGGAAATGACCTTGAATAGTAGAGCCACTTAAATCAGCCCCACCTTGTACGACAGAGTAGTACGTTTCAAATTTGCCAGTTCCTAGATCATTACCCAAGATTCGGATGTATCCACCCGTACCCGTAGCATTACCGATGGCTTGTAATTTTGTACCCACTGGCATCTTAATAATTTGTTTAATTAAGAAGGTTTTATTTGCAGTGAGTACAAGCGTAGGTGCAGTTGGATACCAACCACCACCCAACGCTTGAGTTGCTTTGATCAACATTTCATGGGTTGAGCCAGTTGGGTTGTCTGTTGACTTAGTTTGCTTAACCCATGAAGTTCCCGCAGGGAAACTGTATGCAGATAAACCACCAGCAGAGGTCGTTTTGAAAGTTGGATCGTCGCGTAGAGGCTTGCCAAGAGATAACAGTCGCGCCAGAACGTTTACGTCGTTCAAGTTACTGTTTGTTAGATCAAGGCTATTGCTAAGCGAAGTAATCTGCCCGCTTTGACTTGAAATCTTGCCCTCGGCTGTTTCCACTCGGCTAGTTAAGTTATTGACCGCGCTTGAATCGGCTTTGTTTGCCAGTGTTCCATTGATTGAGGTGACGCTATTTTGTAGCGATGCAATTGAATCACTTTGATTGGTGATCTTGCCCTCAGCGGTTGCCATGCGTGTCGAAAGTCCACCAACCGCAGTATTTGTGCTGTTGATATTTCCTTCGGCTGTAGACATGCGCGAATTTAGTGACGTAATCGAATCTGTAGCAGTGGTTAGCCGACCATCGATATTGTCAACTTTTGTTTGGGTCGTTTGAATTGCAGAAGCATTGGCGTCAATTGCAGCCTTTGTATCACGAGGGCTTGGACTCCAAGCGGTAGCCTTTGTGCCCGCTTCAATTTGTAATTTACGAATCGTCGGGATACGGCCAGTTCCATACGTTCCATAGAACTCAATTGTCGAAACAGTTGTACTTGCCGTATGCGCTTTTGGACTAACTGTTACTGAATATTTGGCAAATTGATTTACGATAATTGCATTAACGGAAGTAACGAATTGGTGAGCAGAACCATTTGACGAATAAACTTGAACCGGTCCAGCCACAGGAACGCTCATTTCAAACGAAATCGTGATTGGCTTCTCAAGGTTTTCGTCATAGAACGCTTTTAATTCGGCGCTACGTTCATACAGTAAATATTCGCGATTCGTTGCGGCAGTTGAAGTGCGAGGAGCTTCGGAGTTCGCAACAACGTTTACACCACCAATCGTCAATTGACTGTTGAACTTGTCGATTGCGCCAGAGGCGGCAGAATCAGCCTCAGTTTTTGTGTAGTAGTTGTTTAATGCAGATGCGTCTGCTTTGGTTGAAAGTCCTTTCTCAATGCTCGAAACACTACCTTGAAGAGATGTAACAGCGTTGGCATTACTTGTTACTCGGCCATCAATTTCTGAGACTTTTGAATCCAAAGAATTGAGAGCGCTTGAGTCAGCTTTGGTTGAAACGGCTTTGTTGGTAGATGCTAGATCGTTTTGAAGAGAGACAATTGACGACCCTTGTGATGAAATTTGCCCCTCAGCATTAGAAACGCGAGTTGTTAATGCATTTAAAGCTGTAGCATCCGCTTTGTTTGAAAGGGTTCCATTAATCGTATTAATGCTGTTGTTTAGTTGCGTGATCAAATTGCCTTGAGATGTAATTTTCCCCTCGTTGTTCGAAACGCGTGTAATTAGGTTGTTGATTGCTACAGCGTTTGTATCTAAGGCATTCTTAATCGCATTTAGATCAGCAGGACCCGCCGTCCACGTAGAAGCAGGCTTTTCGGAACCGACAGACTCTTCAAGCATCAACATATCGATGAGGTATTCGCCGGCAGAAGGCCCTGAAGGGTTACCTACGACATAGACGGTAGCGCCGATTGCATTTGCAGGTGAGTTGACTGGTCTAAATGAGTATCGTTGGCCGTTAGCGTTCGGAGCAATGTAAGAATCTGTTTGACCTTGTGGAAAAATGATTCCGGCATTTGTTGTGATGTTTCCAGTGCTAGGGTCACGAATAAACCACAGGATGTTGAAACGGAATGACGGAACGGCTGTTGATAAAGCCTTCAACCAAACGCTAAATGTATAAGCGCGCCCCGCTTCAACTTGCATCGCCATTTGTGATGGTGCTAGAGCGGCTTGAGCGGTGCCGAAATACACATAATGAGCCGCCGCCGTGAATGACACTTTGTAAGCCTTGCCGTTTCGACGTAACGCAGAGTCCACCAAAGCTACGGTACGACTCGCCCCACCAAGAGCTGGAAGTTCTTGCGGATCCGAGAAGGGAGCTACAATGTTATTAATGCCTTTTCCGCTGCTTAATTCTGATTTAAGAGCAGTAACGGAGTTTGCAACAGCATTAGCCTTGTCTACCGCTGAACTTGCGGTTTGTTGAGCTGTTGCCGCTGCATTAATCGCATCTGCTGTTTTGCCTTCGTTTGTGGTTAAACGAGAGTCAAGCGAAGAAATTTTTGATGTATTTGCGCTTGTATTTGTCGCGTTGGTATTAATTTGCGTTTGCAGACTAGACAAAGTGCCATTTGTGCTCGACTTATAGGTCTCAATATTGCTTAACAGCGCCGCATCTTCTGTCTTACGCTGAGATGTTTCAATTGTCAGGCCATCATTCAGTTTAGAAATTGCCACTGTGCGTGCATCAGTTTCATCAGCAATTTTCTTATTCAACTGATTTGTTGAGGTTGTTAAATCAGAAGCAACTTTTGATGCGGCTGCGGCTGCATCGTTTGCCGTAGTTTGAGCTTTTGATGCAGTAGAACTTGCCGTAGCTGCCGTTGTCGCTGCATTATCTGCGGCTGTTTTTGCTTGATTTGCAGCCGTTACCGCTTGGTCTGCTGCATTTTTGGCGTTAGCCGCTGTTGCACTTGCTTCACTAGCGATTTGTTGAGCCGATGACGCTTGTGTCTGGGCAGAGCTTGCTGCTTTTTGAGCTTCGGAAGCTGCTGTTTTGGCATCTGTCGCTGCTGTTTGTGCGTTTGTTGCTGCCGTTTGAGCGTTGTCAGCAACAATCTTTGCGGCTTCAGATACGGTTACTGAATTTTCAATCTTGCCCTGTAATTCAGTTGCAAGGTCGCTTTCTCCAATTTGACCAGAGATTAGATCAAGTACCTGATCTGGGTCATTTCCAGTCGTGCCTTTAACGAAGTTCGACCAATCACTTTCATTGCCAGACTTATCAACGGTTTTCGTTCTGTACCATTGATCAAGACCGCCCTGTAATCCCTGAATAGTCAAGGTGTTTGTAGGATATGAAACATTACCGAGCAATCTAGGGTTTGAACCATCAGCCCGATCACTCACTTCAATGACAACATGTGATAGGTCAGAGTTACCTGCCGGATAAACCCAATCGAGCTTCATGCCGAACAATAACGGCGTGGTTGTCAAAGAAAGGACATTAGTTGGCTTGCCAACTTTTCCTTTTACGTCGGTGCTTGTTGAATACTTCGGATAAGAACGTGCGCCAAAAAGGTTGTACGCAACAACGCGAGCTGTATAGGCTCCCGCGTATACATCCTCAACCTCAATACTTAATGAAGTGGTCTGTGGAAGCTTGACCCAGTTGCCATCATTGCGTTTCCATTCGACTTCATAACGCGCTGCATTTTTCGCTTCTTTCCAGCTAATAACGAGGCGAGTTTTTGCGACATTTTGAGTGGTAATAATTTCACTCTTAATCTCGACACTTGCAGGAGGTTCCTGATTGCGAGAGTTCAAGATTGAAGTCGGCGGAACATCAAGCATCAAATCATTTTCAATAGATTGATACTTGTTAGGATTGTGAGGAACGGCAGTAATGTTATAAGTGCCCTTTTCTTCACCTTGAGCAACGTTTACAACGCGAGCGATTACTGGTTGTAATTCTGCCGCTTTGATAATCCATAAAGCGTATTTGACAGGCATAACCGTCAAGGCTTCAGCCCATTCCACCACTGTTACTTCTTTGGTGTGTCCAGAAACGGTTACTGTCTTTTTGGTATGAGAAGCAATTACGCGCTCTGCTAATGACCCATCTTCTAAACGGATCACAAGCGTCAAATCAGTAAATTCCCCAAAATCAACCAGATCATCAAGAACTGCCTGTTTGGCTGTGCAATCTAGTAAACGTCCACCAAAACGTTTACCCGCGCGGTCACGGTCTTGAACGTAAATCAAATCACCCGGCAATAGGAGAGCTGCATCAATGCCGACATTGAATGTGATTGTTTCTGACTGTTGGTGCTCGCTGTATAGCAACCAACGGCCATAACGAGCAGCTTGACCGCGTGACGTACACCCGAATGCCATGACTTCTGTTTTGCGAATGCCATAGCGTTCAATGAGTTCAGGGTCTTCAACTACTTCTGGAACTTGTTTGTAGTCGTCATTCG